ATCTGATGATCTTTTTTTACCTAATACGCGATTCGCTTTTGCTTTAATCTTTGCAGCAGAAGCTGGACTCAACTTCCCTTTCTTCACCATCTGAGTTGCTCGTGCCTTCGCGTTTGCAGCATGAGATCGATCATTAACCGGATATTTTCTTTCTCCCGGAAGACCAAAAGAAGATTTTTTCAATTTATTTCGTTTTGCAGCGTTTAATTTTGCCATTTTTTTATCCTTTTAATAAAACAACCCCCCGTCCGAAAACGAGGGATTATCTTGCGTCAATATTAATAAGCAGGCATCGTTCTTTTGGAATGATGAATGCCTTTTTTAATACTGCCACCCATTTTACGGTGAGATTTAGCGATTTCTTCATGTTCTTTAGCCAAACGTTCGTGGTGTTTAGCCAATTTTCCATGATGAGCTTTATCACTTTTACCACCTTTTTTATGGTGTTCAGATCTTTCGTCGTGTCGTTTCATTGTTATTTCCTTTAGTAGTTAGTTTATGGAGAGTGTCGACCAAATCTTTCGCATGACCATGTTCCTGATCGACGTGTTTCATGGCCAATTCGGTTGCCTTAGCATGATTTTCAGTAATCATCTTCGCTGTCTGAATATCTGCTTCTCGCTTGTTCTGCACTTCACTTAATGCCATCTTTAATCGCTCATTCTGTAATTTCTGCGCCTCAACTTGCATTTCCATTTGCTTGTGATCATTCTGCTGCGCTAATTTCTGTTGTTCTAATTGCAGTTTAATCATCAACGGATTATTAGCCTGTCCATTTTGTTGCTGAGCTTGCATTTGAGCCCGTTGTTGCGCTTGTTCTTTCATCATCTGCTCAGCCATATCAATTAATTCTTCGCTATTTCGGATATCAACGTTCTTCAACAAGATAGGTAATCCACGGCTATTAAACAATTCACCTAATGCTGGAACTACCGGGATTAAACTGGTGATCATCTGCAATGACTTTTCTTTCTGTGCCTCAAAATTAACCCCCGGTTCGACATATATTTTTAAGGCATTCTTCTTATAACCAAAATGGACAGGCGAAGACGGTTGATTAATATCCACAAAATCTCGTTTACCTTGTGTAGTAATGACCGGAATCGTTCGAGGTGTCACCATATAAGTGGGTAATAAATCCGTAATAAAATTCATCGCATGATTCAATGCAGCCAAATAATTAATAATATAAGGCATCGCCGAGGCATTCGAATGCGCTACCCCTTCAATAATCGCCTTACCTGACAATTGAGCAGGATTCATTCCGCCACTAGGCTCTACGTTCATATATGTGCCTAATACATTCTGAGCCATGCGATCGATGGTCATAAACGCTTGCGAGACTTCAGGAGGCAAAGGAACTCGTTGGACTGGCACCGGAGGTGGTAACGGACGACCACTCTCATCATCCGACTGGGACTTGTAAATCAATGTCTTATTCTTCTGCGGCTCCAACCATCCTTCTAAAAACTCAGACTGCGTCGGCAATGCTTCTTGTGCAATCAAGAACTTATTCGGCGGCATCATTTCAATTTCATTCGCAAAAACTTGCATAGCGATGTTTTTAAGGCGTTGTAATCCTAACGCGTGATAAACATAAGGTCTGGTAAATTGTGTCACTCTGCCGCTTGTAATGCCTTCTGTGAGCATGATGGAATTACCATCTACAAATATGTAGGGCAGCTCATGGAAAGAGGTCTCTTTGTATTCCAAAATCTGGTTATCAATAAAACGGTATAAGCAAATAATAGTTTCCTTGCTCATTCTTTCCATAATGACTTGTGGAGGTTGAGCAATCGTGGCGGCAGAATATTTTTCGCATAATTCTTTATACTGCTTATCGGTATAGGTCTTGTTGTCTGCACAATAAAGAATCTTCACCTTTTTACTTTTCTTCTCATAATAATCACAAATCAATAAAATCTCGTCTTGCTCATTCTTATAAGACCAAGTGAGCGTTCCTGCAATCGATCTCGTAAAACCCATTCCATCTAAATTAGCCTTTGGATAACGTTCCTTAAAATCAGCTTTTCGCATAGGGATACATTCCCATGCATACGCCCCATCCGCTTTATGAGGATATTGAGCCATCGGATCAAATCCACAAAGCGTTGGATTCCTCACCTTCCCCATCTTAATCTCTTGTTCAAACGAATCATCTGACTTGTATTGTGTCCACACCTTAATAACACTAAATCCACCCGACATCGTTTCTAAAATGGTTTCATTATCAAAAGAATTATTATTCGAATCACGAAGAATAGCCCGGTTATGACCTGCTACGATTTCTACCGTTTGGGCTGGCACGGTCTTATCCATTCGATGCGCCATTACGGAGGGTTCTTGATTAGCAAACTCCCCCCTTAACCGGGATATCATGGATTCCAAGATATTGCATTCTAGCTCTGGCCTTTCAATTTCAGTCAGATTATTACGCTCATCATCAGAAATAGAACTTCTAAACACCACCGTTCTAAACATATTGAACCGATCAAAGTTCTTTTTGAAATAACGGTGAGATTCTTCGACGTTCTTTTTAATTCGAGGAAGGTTTTTCTGAACATTTTTTCCAGGGATATCCATACGTCTACCTTTACATTCTGCTATACATATCTTTTCTTATCGTCGATATGCGCTTATTGTGGCCACCCAACATCTTTGCAAAGTCATCGACGTGGGGGGTGGGCTGTGTTTTTGTAATCAAAATACGCTCAATAATACCAATATTTACCGCATCGCAGAATGTATCTCCGATATCATCCCAGCGATGCGAATCATTAGCCGTTAACTTCGTGCAATGCTCAATACATTTATGTGTGTGTTTACCATATCTTGGTAATGAAATTAAACGAGACGCCACAATCGGCTGAATCGCCATAAATCTCGCACCCTTCCCTTTATTACGCTCAATATCTAAAACTCTTAATCCTTGTAAAGTCTTTAAAACTGATAACAATGTGACACCTGTTGACTTCTTTTCTATCGCAATCAAAGAAGGTTTAACCTTATATCGCATGCATCCTGCATAAAATTGCAAGAATTCATCCTCTAAATCCTTTGGCTCAATCCATGTCTCTAATGTGTCTATCCAATGCAATCCATATTCATTGGTTTCTACTTCATGATGCTTGATTCGATGAATACCCCAAAAGCTAAAGACCGTTGCATCATTGTAATTCTTGTCTGTTTCAGAAGTATCTGCCGTAATAAAGGTCGCAAATATCTCTGGGTCTTCATCTGTTAAAACAAACCAATCTGGCTTAAATATACCGCCCCCAGCAGGAACAGGATTCTGATCGTATTGTGATGCATAGACATAAGGACTTTTCTCCTTCAGGATCATCAAAAATTCTTGAGGGGTATTATCAGGAGTTAATACATTACCGCATTCATCAATGGCTTTTAAAATCACACTTTCCCATTCATAACCATCATACCCATTTCGCAATCGCATAAATAAATCGTCTTCATGAAGGCATTGACCTATTCCAATAAATGGAACGTTAACACCACGACGACGATGAATAAGCGTTGAAAAATAGTTATCTGTCACTTTATTGCGCATCGTATCGCTAAATACTTCATCAGGTTTGTGCATATCATCAAAGATTAAGCATCCACTAAAGCGATCTAATCCTGGTAATCCCGCATCTTGCCCGGTAATAGAACCGGTGCTACCAAATGCTCTTACTGACCCACCAGAAGTCGTTTGAAAGTTATCCTTTGCCTTACTATCACTCTTGATTTCAACCCCGAATAAACGCTTATATTCCGGTAAGGAGATAATCTCTTTAATGGAATAAGTATGCTTAGTCGCCAATTCGGATGAATAACTCACATAGATAAAATTGCTATCAGGAAAGTGAGCCAATGCCCATGCTACAAAATAAGTCAAAATAGTTGATTTGCCCGATCCAGGCTGAATATTAATAAGTAATCGTTGATTAACAATCTGAAGTTTAAACGCTCTCGTCAGCGCTTTACAGATCGTTATTTGATGAGACTCTCGACCAATAGGCTCCGTAATCTTAAATTCTCTTCCCGTCTTAAGCTTATAGAATACTTTTATGAAGAGTAAGAGCGATCCGAGCAGTTTAGCTTTGCTTTCCAGGTCAAAATTAAAATGCTCAGACTCATTTATCATTCTCTTTCTTACGCATGTTAGGCAGCTGGGAAATCGTACACGTCTATTGATTCTTGTGATTTTAAATATTTATCTAACTCATCAAGCAATTTGCACCCTTTCTCTTTACCAATCACCAAGGTCTCTTGCTGATCTTTAAACTTGATGGTGCATTTTAGATCAACAAGTAATACACAAAGGATAGTGCTTAAATCGATGTAAAAGGTGTCAGTTATTTTAGTGAGCATTATTTTTACACCACTAATAGAATAGATATTTTTTCTTTAATCTTTTCCCAAATTTCCTCAGATGGAGGGCATCCATTTAAACAAAATTCTAATCCCTCTAACCATGCTTTAAATTCACCAACCGTCATATAAAAATTCCTTGTTAACTAAAATATTCAATCCCGTCTCGAATGCTAATCAGCTGTCTAATCTTCTTTTGGACAAATTCTAAATCCCAACCAATCAAATCACAGTAAAGACTAAATCCTGTGTTCTTATTCAGTAACCACCATCGTGCATTTTCTCGTATAGGGTTTTCAACATATTCATATATGTCTGCTCTTTGAACGCCTTTTACGCGCTTTTCTCCCTTTTTCTGAGCAACCCTCAACTTTACCTTTTTACTAAGAAAAGCATCATCAAGAGCTTGTTGGATAATACCAAATATCATACGAAGCTCAGGAGATGCATCATGCGTAACCCCAAGCTCTATCATATCAACCGATGGTGTTGGTCTTGAGTTACCGATGATCATCATTTGTCGCTATCAACTCCGTGCATTATTCGATCATGTGAACGCATTTTCTTATTTACAATCTTCTTCACATTGCGCTCATAATCCATCTTGTCATGTTTAGCGTAAGCCTTAACAATCTTTTTAACTTTACTTTCTGTTAATTTCTTTTCTTTTTTACGTTTCACGTGAAACCCTCTTTGTTAATAGTCTTTCTCATTCTCTTTAATTAACTCATTCAATTGTTGAGAATCAACGGCAGGTTCTTGCTTCTTCTCAACATGATGATGACCTTGCATCTTATTTAATTCAGAAACAGCATTAACAACCGCATTCGGTTGAAATTCAAACAAACATTCTGTCTTTATGCCTTCTTTTGCTTTCTCAACTTCTTCATCAGTTGGGCCGTATGCACGTTGTGCAACTTTCCATAAAAGATCGAGTTTATCTTCTATTCTAACTTCAAGTTTTCGTTCTATTGCTGCCATAACTTCATCCAAATATTCTTTAATGTAATCTTTTGCAAAAACTTTTGTAGCCAACGTTCTTGCTGATCTAGGATTAAAACCAGCAGTGATCATTGCTTGTGTTTTGTTATATCCATTCTCCAAATAAGCTTTACAAACCAAGCGCTCCCTTGGATTTAATTTTTTCTTCATTTTTCATTCTAAGTAACTATTTTATTTAACGGTTTAAATTTAACATCATCCACTGTCATAGCTTTAACATTATTATTTTCAATATCAAACCAGACTTGCATAGATAGTTTAAATTTTTTCTTATCAACAAGTGTAATATCTTTTTCTACTTCTAAAATTTTTTCTATAATTGGAACCACATATTTGCCGATATCAATTTTTTTAATCATCATTCATGCCCATTTCAACTAAAGATAAATTTAATTTATTAATAGTATCTCTTATTTTAGATATCAATCTACTTTCAGAATCGCTTTCTAATAATTCAAATTTTTCTGATATTGATTTACAGGTTCTTGTTGCT